ATGCCGGGACTTCCAAAGGGCGGAGCTTTAGGAACGCTATACAAGATAGCTAACGAAGGTAGGCGTGCTGCTGCCAAGGTCAAACAAAAGAAGTTAAAGAAGCAACTTAAGAAAGAAGATGCTGAGGGTACGGGGCCTAAGATGGAAACCAAGCCAGCACCCCCGATTAAGGAAGTCCAGTCAAAGGATATGGCTACGGCTTTAAAAAACCAGAAGCCAGTCCGAAGCAAAAATACGGTTAAGTACGTTACTCTTAAGAGAAAACCTAACCCAAATAAATACGATTACGAGTCTTATGTCGGTAGGCATTAAATACAAGAGGAAAAAGAAAAGGGTTTTAAAAAAACCTCTTAGTAAAAAAGAAAAAGAATTGATAGAGAAGAAGGCCAAGAGAGATGTAGCAACTGAGAACATGAATGTCGCTGAGGAAATCAGAAAGATGGCAGAAGAATCAGTATATAATTACGAGACCTATAGAGGTAGACACTAATGGGTATAGCAAACTTAGCTGAGGTTATGGCAAGTGAGGGGATAAAGGAATATGCGCAAAGCTCTGGTGGCTCTCTCGTGAAGAAAGCCCCTGTGAAAGCCAAAGGTAACCGATGGCATCCTGGCAAAAAAAGAAAACAAACTCGTACATTAGTCAAACCACGTAAACCTAGGACAAAAACTTTAATGTCAGGTAACAAGTACAACTACGAAAAATACGTTGGTAGAAATTCACAGTAACAATTATGGAATGCGCCTTCTGTCATTCTAAAAATCAAATGATTCCTTGCCATGGGCATTACCACTGTACCCGTTGTGGGAAAGCGAATATGGATTGCTGCGAAGGGGAGCAGGCAGAAAACCTAAAAACTTCAGAAAAGAATCAAGACTAATGGCTGAAGATTCTGCAGTTCAGTTTCCTTTAAAAGAAGTAGACGAAGAGAACCCAGCTATTATACCAGATAGCTTGGGTAGTCTTGTTCAGTCTTTATTCCGAGATGCTTCTGACTATAGGACTGAGGTCGAGGAAATATGGAGAGATGCTTGGTATGCCTATAGAGGAGAGTTCCAAGACAATTCCTCAGGAGCTGTTCAGGTTGCAAAGAAACGTGGTATCTACGTCAACCTTACACGAAGGAAGTGTCAGGAGGCTAGGGTTAAGTTAGTCAACTCTATAATGGAGAATGGGAAGATCCCGTTTAGCATTACTCCCAGTAGAAGACCACGATTTATTTCTCCAGATATTGCTCAAATGCCAGACCCGATTCAAGAGGTCGACCGCAGAGCATATAACATGGAGCAATCCATAAGAGATGTTCTTGATAAAAGCGATTATCAGAATACCTTAGCCAAGGTTATTAATGAGATGACGCTCTTTGGGTCAGGTGTAACGAAGAGCATTGTTCTCAAGACAATGGACTTTCCTGTTTACAAGACAGTGAACTCCGACCCAATGCTAAGGCAAGTTGAGAAGTTAGTAGAGTCTGAATACGTTCCTCACGTAGAGTGGTTGTCAATATGGGATGTATTCCCCTCGCCAGGGGCTTACTCGAAAATTGACATGGACTACGTGATTCAGCGCAGCTATCTCTCTGCACAGGAGTTAAGGGAGATGGCTGAGCGTAGTGGCGGCAGAATAGACCCAGAGCTTATAGAAAGATGCCTCACTCAGAATGAGGGGCTGATGGCTGGTTCAACTCATAATGATTCGCCAGCCAGGGACGTGAATAACACTTATCATTTAAAGAAATACCAAGTTCTCGAGATGTGGCACAAAGGACTTGGACGGGAGGAGTTAAGCGAGTTCATGGAAGTTGACAAGGAAGAGTCAACCCATGTCCCTGTATGTGTAACGGTGCTTGGAAGTAAAGTGATTCAAGCTATGGTTAATCCTTTTGAAGGAAGGATTCCTTATGATTTCTCTTACTGGCAACAGCAGGAGGATTCAATATGGGGGTCAGGTATCTTCGAGGCCATTAGGGATGACCAATCGATGATGAACTTTATTTACGGGATGTATGTCGAGGGCAAGACAATGGCCTGCCAGCCTATGGTGGCCTTAAATCCTAACTCGTTTGATGCATCTCAAGATGATTTTGGTGATGTGTATCCTGGAAAGATATGGCGGATGAAAGCAGGGGAGAGCGTGAACGAAGCGTTCCGACCTGTAATTATTCCTGATGTCACTAACGGATTAACAGATTTGATCAAAATCATTGAACGCAATACGGATTTGTCTTCAGGGCAAGTCCCAATCGGAATGGGGGGTTCTGCATCATACCAAAGCAAAACTGCTACAGGTATGACGATACTAGATCAGAATTCACAGAAACTGACCCTTAGTGTGGTCAGATCTTTGAATGATATGATCACAAAGAATATATCAGCTATATACCATTGGTTGATGGCTGATTCACAAGATGTATCGATAAAGGGGGATTTCGAATGCAAAGCGAACAGTTACAGAATGTTTATGTCTCGGGAAATAAACAACCAACAGATATTGGAGTTCTTGGGAGTTGTTGGCCAAAACCCAGAGATGAGAGAGTACGTCAACTTCTCAAAGCTAGTGCACCCCTTAAAGATGGGGTTGGGATTGGATGTAGACGGCTTAATTAGATCAGACGAAGAAATACAGCAGATGCGAGAAGGTCAGCAGCAAGGAGCATTGGGTGCTGCTCAGGCTGAGGCAGACATAGAAGTCGATAAGCACGAAGCTATGGCCCTGACTGACGAGAAGAAAGCTCTCTCAGCAGACATACGTAAAGGAATAATCCAAGAACGATTGGCACGTATTAAAGAAGGTGCCCCAACAGAGACGAATATTGCAGATGAAATGGCTGACACAAGCGTTCTCCTCCAAGAACTTGCCGCTATCAGAGAGCAGCAAGCCCTTGCTCAACAGCAACAAGGAGGCCCCGCTGGACAGGCCGAACCTGGAATACCTGCTGACACTGCAGGAAGATCCCAGGTACCGAATATTAACGACTTTGCTGCGTAGGAGATTATCGCTAAAGCAGGAGAAACTCTCGGAGAAAACCCTCAGTGATAGTCAACGGATTGCGGCATTTAATACTCTTATCGGGGAAATCAGGGAACTCAAGTCGATGCTTGACCTCGAACAACTGGTAGGAGAACTGCTAACCCATTCAGACGAGTAACTATGGAAGAAGGATTCGTGCCTGATAATCAGCACCACGAAGGGGAACTAGAATCACAGCCCTCGCAAGAGGCACCTGTTGAAGTCGATTGGTCGAAGCGTTATAACGATCTCCGTCCTGCTTATGACAGAACGATGAGTGAAAACTCTCGTCTTAAGCACGAGATGCAGGAAATGCGGTTGAACATGCTTGAAGCACAGCAGAAGGTATCTCAACCACAAGTACAGGAAAAGACTCAAGAATCTTTTTTCTCGGATGAAACGAAAACTGTAGAGAAAGACTTTCCCGATATCTTCAAGGGTGTGCAAGAGCACATCAACTACGCTTTGCACAAACAAGGTGCAAACACAGATGTAGAGCAAGTAAGGCGGGAAGCTGAGGTCGCTAAACAGGAGGCGGAAAATGCGAGGATTGAGATTGAGCAAATGCGAGTGGATTCACAATTATCCTCTTCGTTAGGCGGACACATCTGGCCCGCTGTCGATAGCTACCAGCCCTTTAGGGACTGGGTTAGTTCAGACAGAATGAGGCTATGGCAAATGCAGATGGGTGATGTCCAACATAAGGTTGATTGTATTCAGGGCTTCCTGGCTACTCCTGAAGGACAGCAGTTCTCTGGTACAGTTCCTCAACAGAATGTCGCAAGACGACAGGAGGTGCAGGGTATCATGGGGGGACAAGTCCCAACTCAACCGCAAGGCGGTAGAAATCAGTGGGATAATATGTCAACCCAACAAAAATGGGATTCAATTCCCGACTTTGAAGTAAATTAATCGCTTCCCTTATATGGGGAGCAATTTTGAAATTCTCTATATAAGAGGTTTATCATGGCACAGACGTTTCACAATGCTGGGGTCGGGAGTTTACCGTCCACGGCTGGTGATTATAAATATGGAGCATTGAGTGAGAATGATGCTTTTACTATACAAAAGAAATTTCTCACTATTGCAAAAAGAAATTTAGTATTTGCCCGCTTCGCGCAGAAGGAAACGAAAGCGCAGAACGACGGGCTGGAAGTTCGTTGGAGAAGGTACGAGAAGTTTAATCTTCCCTTGGTGCCTCTCGCAGAAGGGGTAAAACCACCTGCGGATAGTTTAACCCAGGTGACCATGAAGGTGAAGTTGCATCAGTATGGTAGTTATGTAAATACCACTGATGTTCTTGTCGCTGCACATACAGATCCGATCATTCAGCAGATTACTGAGCGTCAAGCAATTCAGTCTGCTGAGTTAATGGACTTCCTTAGTTACTTGCATTTCCGCACAGGAACCCAGGCTGCTTACTCAGGTAATGCTGCTGCTGGTGATGACGGAGGAATCGGAGGAACCGTTGCTTACCGCAACTTGGTTAACCGAACCATTGGTGGAACCATCGGGCGTAATGCCGCAATTACGGCAGGGAAGTCTAATGCTCCTACCACTAAGCTTCTGGATACCGCAATCCGTGCGCTGGAGAACAATGAGGCAACTAAGATTGCTAAAATTGTTAAGGCGTCTTCGGATTATGACACCAGTGCGATCCCGGATTCCTACATCGCAGTCTGTCACCCAGACCTGCGTCAGGATATTGAGGATCTACCTGGGTACGTTCCTTACCAGAAGTACGCTAATGGTGGAATGCAGGTAATGCCTGGTGAGATCGGAGCTGTAGGGATGATTCGTTTCATCGTTACAACTCAGGCTGCACCATTTGGGCATGATCCTGTTGATGCCAACACCACGGCACAAACCAGACACAGCCTGGATATTACTCGTACCCAAGCTGCTGCCTATACTGCTGGTTTTGCTTCTACTACTTCTCCAACTTATGCAGTAGATGGCATCGCAGATGGAGAAGACTTCGGTGAGGTCGGATTGGTTGCAGGCAGTGTTGCTGGATCTGGTGTTGCAGGTGGAGAACTTGGTGACACAGGCCAGGGGTCTGATGGTCAACGAAACTATCAAGCTGCATTGGAGACAGTCAGTGTTGGTGGAACAGCTTATCACAAAGTCTATCCGATTCTCATCTTCTCATCCGATGCTATCGGTTGTGTAAGCTTGAGTGGGTTTGATTCGGTAGTGCCTAAGGTTGTGATGCCACAGCCTGCGGTAACCGATCCGCTTGGACAGACCGGAAGTGTTGGCTGGAAATCTTGGTATGCCTGCAAAATATTGCAGGAAGAGTGGCTTTATAGGCTCGAGGTTGCCTGCTCGTCACTCAGCTAAGTTCCAAGGGTGGGAGCCTAGCGCTCCTGTCCTGCAAGCTGTTTATGAAAGCCAGATCTGTGTGCTCAAACATACGGATCTGGTTGAACCTGAAACAGGAATGCTGTGCACTTCTTTAAAGCTGCGTCAGAAAATATTTCCCGAGTATGTCCCTGAGTTAATCACTGTCGTTCTGGCAGAGAAATTCCAGGGAGTTCATACTGAGATGGCAATAGGCCGAAGACCATCAGCTTTTGATGAAGACACAGCATACCTTGACTGGATTCCAATTAACGATGTCGGTAGGTGGCATCAAGAACCATCATCAACCTTTCTCCCACCAGGGGAGAATGGTGTAATTCATTTAAGCCTAAGGTTTAGAGGGGATAAACCTCCTGAATCTGGGCTGCTTTATTATTTTATCAAGGCAAGACAATGGCACAATTAGCAGGGGGGTTTATACCGGCAGGTGAGCAGGGTAACTATGTTCGGGGTCAGTTTAACCCAGGTACGGGTAAGATTGAACAATATGAGCAGATGGGTAAGGATAATGCCATCGTGCTTAAACAAAATGAAGTCGAACCAAAAGGTTGGGCTGTAATTGTTTTAGGTTTTGGGGATGACCCAAATACAGACAACGGGCCTCTTACAGTAACTGCAGGAACATGGTCTATGATAATTCCAAGGAATTTAAAGTGTGCCATACCTCCTGCGCATTTTGAAAATTTATTACAGTCCACAGAGACTAGATACATCCAACCAGCAGTAGGTCAACAACTTGTTGGGTATAAAGCGCATCGTTATAATATTCAGGTTATAAAGTGGCCTGAGTCAGCAGACAATAGCGTCAACGAGTATATTGAGGAAACTAAAGCGGTTCACGAAAAAATTGAAGTAGGCTGATGACTATAGGCGTAGCTGAAGCAAGGGAGAGGGTACGCACATATTTACAAGACAACGATTATGTTCGTTGGGGCAAGCATGAAATTAATCAGTACCTTCATGAGGCTGCTGAAGATTTTGTCTCAAGGGTGGGGTACCCCATTATTAGTAGCTCCCTTCAGTCGACCACGACTTCTTCGGCTGTGTTCCTATCTGATCCTGACTTTACTGTTGGTGAGACAATCACAGGAGCTACAACAGGTGCTACAGCTAAGGTTATAACAAATGGCACAATAGTCACATTTGATACAATAACTCTTGGCTTTGTTGTTGGGGAGCAGGTAACTGGCGCAACAGGATCTGGGTACATCCAAGCCATCAACTATAATTATGAGCTAAACTTACCTGAAGAAATACAGAAGCTGACACACGCAGAAGTTGATGGTATAGAAGTCCCTATAGTGACTGAATCAGAGATGAGACACTATGCTGTTGCGGGGACTCTACATGAAACCGAAACAACGCAGGATAAGACAGTAAAAATATTTGGCTTACCTACCTCTTCGACCGTGAAGTGGAGAGAGAAAACAGGCAAATGCAAAGCCATTGTCGTTACATCAGCTACTTCAGATAAGTTTCGTATCTA